CTTTTTCGAACTTTACCTCATTTTTTCCCAGTTTGTCAAGGATAGAATTCTCGATATCCTGAGGGGTATCATTACATAAAATTTTAAAATCTGCATAATAGCCACAATATCGGATTTGAACTCGGAGGTTTTTCATAAGTAATTTCTCTCTTTATTAAGCAAATGGGGCGGTTTTGAGGCCGCCCCATTAATTTTCTTTAAGTATTACGTACCTTCGACACCATAGATACCTCTAGGGTCAGATACGCCAAAAACGTATCTTGCTCTAGCTTTGTATCTTAGGTTGCCAGTGTCAAAGTCCCCTTCCATCTTAGTAGTAAGAGGAGCTCTGTCAAAGTGTTTCATACCATTCGGTACATCTGTCGTAATATACCAAGAATCAGAATCTGTTAAGTAATTGTTCACTCGATATCCTTGAGGAATCATACCCATAGATTTGATTGCATTGATGTCATTATCAGCAGTTTCTACTCTACCTTGAGATTTCATCAATCTCTCAGCAGTGAACTGATTAGCCGATGGGACAATCATCTTCACACCTTTAGCAGCGATTTTTAAACCTCTTTCATCAGTTAGCGCAGCAATATCAATTAATGCTTGCTCCAATGAAGTTTCGTTTAAATCCGCTTGAGTAGTAAGAGTATTAGAAAATACTCCTGCTATCGTTGGGTGAGATGTACTAAACAATGAAACTGCATCGCCTGAATCATAGTTGTCTGTAGTAGGCAACCCTTGAATCAAAGGATATACAGATTTTACTTGTTTAGTGTTTGCCATCGATCTTGCCAATGCTTTTGTATAACGAGAAGCAAGTTTGTCATACAGGTTATCTTCAATAGCTTCCTCAGTGATTGCAAAAGCGAGAGCAATTGTCTCGTTAGTGTATCTTGCTGTGAAAGTTTCTTGCGCTTGGTCAAAAGCAACCCCAGATCCTTCTGGTTTTACTAATGCTGAAGCGAAACCTGACAACATAACTTCTTCTTCAAAAGCTCTGTCAGATGACTCAGTCGTATATATTTCCGCCGACTGATTTTCGTATTGTTTGTACTCCAGGCCAAATAAAGCATTTAAACCTGGCTCTAGTTCTTTAACTAGTTGATTACGTGATATTGCCATGATTTATCCTCCTTATATTCCAACCGAGTTGCTACCTAGAATATGACTACATATCATAACTCTCCATACACTTCCGTCTACGGAGACGTCTTGATTGTCTATATCTCTAGATATTCCCAGTAACTTCACCTGATTTACGATAGCGCCTGTGACAGTGCCGAATGTGAAACCCGAAATATAATTCGGTGTTCCAGAACCAGCATTATCTACGATTGGTGCAGTACCTCCTGCATCAGCCTGTGTTGTGTTAGTCAGGTTTGTGCGCATTTCAAACATTGTTTGCGGATCGTCATTGACGAGCGCAATCATGTCTGATGCAGCATTACTAGGTGCCCAGTTGGACCATGTTGGCTTACTTGTAGTGGGATCAGTATAAAACGTTCCGTTTATTGAACCTAGTGCATTAATAACTGCCGCTCCTGCCGTACCTACGACAACGTAGCCTGTAGCTGCTAATAAAACTAAGTCATGATGGTCGATTGCTGTACTTGATGCAGCTATCTTCCATTCGCCTAAACCGGCGTTATGAACCCCCTGGTGTACGTTTCTTAAAGGTCTCAAACCGAAACCCGTCGTACTTTGGTTAGCCATAGTTTTCTCCAAATGTAGACCATTATTCATAGTCTACGGTTAATTAAAATTTCGTTGGTTGAATTGTTAAAAAATTAACGTTTCCTACCACCGAAGGTTGTACGAGACTGTCGATCAATATCGATCGGCATACTCTTATGCTGTTCCTTCATCAAATCGTTGTCTACTGCTTCCATCTGATCCATTCCTAATTTGGAAAAGTAATCAGATCTCTGCTTCGCGATCTCATTAGGTACCCTTGTCAGCACAAGGCCTCCGTGCCCGATCACCCCGGCATACTTGCCATCTGATATTTCTGGATAGTCATCCCCTGGAAATTCGTCGGCTCTTACTAACTCATACCCGGACCTTAAGCGTCCCTGTATG